ACTTGAACAACAATTGGACGAGAATAGTTTGAATGAAAGTATAAACGATGACTCCCAGATTGTCTCATAAAGATACAACCGAGAGCGATCATTTCCTTTTCAAGTTGTTTCCAACTGATCATGATATGAGAAAAAGACTAATTAACATTTGCAAATCTACCATTGTTGAAGTTTGCATGAGAGAATTGCTCACGATTAACAAGTTTGAACATACCAAACTCATTGGTCTTGACATAACCCTCACCACGACATTGACGATCACCAATGTATGCACTAGGTCCGTTATTACGCATCATAAACAACATGTCATCTTTGATAGATTTGATCAAAAACCAGTAACTAATCAAACGGGAGTTGTTGAATGTCTCTGGCACAACTTCACGACCCTCACGAATACATTTGTTCAGTGATACTTGAAGTTCTGCTGCTTCTTTCTTGTCAGCAAATGTTACCAACTGTGCCATCTGACGGGCAAAGCCTACAATCTCATCAAAATCTTCATCGACTTGCCAACACTCAGGTTGAACAAACTTGCACGACTCAGTATCATCAAACTTTGGAAAAACATCACCATCATTTACAACAAACGCATCCTTAAGTTCACCTGTAGTTGCATAGAATGTGTGTGGTGCAATGATAATGTTCTGATCAATTACTTCATCAAAAATGTAAGTAATCGTATTGGGGCAAAAAGTATCATCACCACCGAACCCCATAAAATCACCTTGAACAATCCCGTCGAAATCAGGAAGGTAATCAAAACAATGGTGTAATATATCAGCAACATTGCCAGAATGATTCCGATCGATGTCACTATGACTTTCGTTAATCTTGATAAGTTTCTTATTAAAGACCGATTTTGTACCAACAAAGAATTCACCCGTCGCCGGATTTTTGCCCCATACAATCGCGGGAGCGCCATCGATCTTCGCAGATACTTTACCATTAGAAAGGAACCAATCAAGGACAGAAAGATCACCAGTCAGAATGGAATCTTCTGGGTGCTGGAGGTGTGTGTTTTTCATACTGATAGTATGGCACGAAACAAGGGACAAATCAAGCGATAGTAGACAGCCTGTTAACTGGCACACTACTTTCTAATTTCACTGATTTTGATGAGATATTCATGCGAGTTCATATAATCGTCATACAAATCTGACATAGATTTTACATTTTTGAACCCATCACATTTATTCTGGGTGTCATATCTTTTTTGACCCACTTTATCTACCCATCGATCATAACTTTGACGATTAGGATGATATTTGGGAAAGTAAGCATATTTATTATTCATCGACGAATCTCACTGATTGCTGGCATACCCTGATTGAACACAACATCAACAACTGCTTGCACTTTCTTGGCAGTGCTGATACCTACTCTGTCATAAGTTGGGATGCAAACTAATCCAAACTTCTTCTCACTTCCACCAAGACGGATCACACGACCAATCGACTGACTGATGCCAATGTAGTCCATGTTACGCATGAAGATAACAGCCTCAAGTCCACTGACGTTGATACCCTCAGACAGAATAGAGTGGTGAAGAACAACAAATTTCTTGCTCTTGTCCTTGCCCCAAGTATTCAAAGTGTCAAAAAATACGTCACGATTGACTTTCTTACCATCGATGATTGCACCTGTCTTGGATGTAATCGTCATCCAAGAATAGCCACGCTCTTTGAGTTGTAGGCAGAAATCTGAATGAGTGAGAAGATTGATGATTTGCTTTGTTGTGCGAGCACATATCAAAGTCTTGTCGATGTTGTTGTCATCGATAGTCTCAAGCAGGTTGTCACAATCATCAGCAAACATAACCTTACGACCTTTAACCATAGGCAATTGCTTGACTACAACTTTAGGAGGAAGAATGTATCCCTGTTCAACCAACTCAGGAGCAGGAACATTACACAGAACCTGACCATAAACACTCCAATTCATGCCTGGTTTAGATGCAGCAAGAGAATGTTTGGGTGTTGCAGTAAAGAAATAGCAACGATTTGCTTCATTAGCAAAGAATTCAGTTGCAGGAAAGAAGTTCTTCTTTACACTATTGTGTGCTTCATCAAAATAGATGTTGTCAACCTCAATATCTGCCTCCATGATACGATGCAAAGAGTTGTAAGAGGTGAAGATGATAACATTCTCACCTTCTGCGCGAGCAGTGTTGGTGAATACATGAATGTTGTCTGCGTTGGTTGTAGAATAGTGATCTGTTTCACCACTATGAACGTGCATCACATGTGTGTGAGTTGTATCAATCAACTCAAGGAATTCACTGCATAGTTGTTCAGCTAGTAGGATACGTGGAGCAACAACAACAGTCGTCATTCCGTTGTCAATATACTTACAATTCTCCACAACATCTTGAATCATACAGATAGTTTTGCCACCACCTGTGGGAACAATGACTTGACCTTTGTCATATGCAAGCATACTGTTGAGAATGCGTTTCTGATGTGGACGAAGGGTCAGGGTCATTCGTGTTCCGTTCATATAAGTACAATACACAAAAAAACCACTCCTGTCAAGGAGTAATGGACAGTTCAGATAATGTCACATCTTAACAATTAATATCTCATGTGATTCTTTTTTGTTATGTTCAACACCTCTCTCTTTCTTATACTTTCCTACTCGTGTTTCACCTGCTTGATAAGAATAATGCCACTCAGGATAGTATAACTCAAAGTCAGAATAGTATTCACGAATTGTCTCACAATTATTATAAGAAAGAATAAAACTACCTTTGTGATTGTGTAGTTGATCTCTCAACTTTTCATGATCAAATCCTGTATGATGCACATCAATGTTGCAATTAGGATACATTCCCTTCAACATTTTATTATCAGAGTCTTTATCCAAATAATATGGAGGATCTAAGTAAATCAAATCATTCGGATAGTTTGGGATAACTTGATCGAAAGTTTGCTCCTCCACATGTAAACTAGGATTGTGATAAGATCTGATATAATTTACCATCTTATCCCATTTTGTTTGACTTTCATATATCTTACTCATCCACCCCATATACATCGGGCCATAAGAAAGATTGTGGTTAAAGTAATAGTATGCAGCACCAGTGATGTTATCTAATTCGATTGGTTCACGTTTATAGTGATCAGTTTTCCAATCTTTAAGCATCTCCTGTGTATAATCCCACCGAACTAATTGTTCTTTGATTTGAATATATTCTTCTTTAGTAGGAGTTAGTTTCTGGAGTGCATCTGCAAACTCATTAGGTGAATGTAACAGTACATTCCAGAAGTTTACGAGTGCATGAAAGATGTCAAATCCATACACGGGAATATCAAGTTCAGATGACCACCTTGATTCTAAAGAACCTCCCCCAATAAAGGGAGAGATGATTCGCTTAGGATATGGAAGTTTAGGAATATATTCAGTTATGATTTTATATGCTTTAGACTTACCACCAGCATATCGAATTGGTGTCTTCATACTCTAGGATCTGCAAATTTACTTGAAATTTTGATTGCATCAGCGATAGTTTCCTTTCCAATGCGATACGCAGCAGCGAAACTTTGGGCATCAGCATATTCTGCATACTTATCTAAGACATAGTATAGCACATAACGATTAGATTTTCTATCTGTATATGGTTTTACCAAACCATCCTGAGAGATAATCTGAGAGAGAACTTTGGTAATGTAATCATAGAATTTCTTCTTCCTTCCATTAGTCAAAGTGTCAATAAACTCTTGCAATAAGACTATCGAACGAAGTGCAGTTCCGTTTACATATTTTGCTTTTGGAAATAACTTTTTCCAAAGATTGTAACCTTTCAGAATTTTGCTAAAATTGTCACTATTGTAGTCAACTGTCATGAACCAAAATTGATAGAAACCTTTTAGTTCAACTGGAGGATCTTTCTTATCTTCTTCATCATCTTCATCTTCATGAACAGCACCAAATGTTCCATCAACAACTAGATCTAATGACATGAGAACTTGCTGAACCCATAACGCTTCAGGTACTTTCCAAACAACTCCTGCACGAATCTCTTCTAGTTTTGTGAGTTTCTTTCTAAAAGTATTAAGTTCAGTAAAAATTTGTGCTTCTGCTTCTTCACATTGCTGAAGAGTATAACCTTCGGGATGCCTAATGACAGCACACATATACGGGTCTTCTACACCACTTTGAAGATACTTGATACCCTTGTGTTGTCCATCAATAACTCTCGAACCACGTTCTGATTCAGGAACAGAATCAGGACGAATAGCAATGACCATCGGGAGAAGTAGTGACCAATTCATTTGTCCCTGCTTTTTAATTGACGCAGCAGAAATCAATCTTTGGTATTTTTCTTCTGGAACAAGTGCTAACACCTCAGTGCGTGTCAGTTCAATGTATTCCAGTTTTTCACCTATTGCTCCAGTTGGAACATTTAAATAGGCAAATTGTTGGGCGAGTTGCTCCAATGTTTTAGACATGATGATACCTCTTTGGTATTAGTTGAATGTTGTACACACTACTTTGTGTATACGAGTATTATATATCAGATTAAAAAATTTGTCAAGCAGGTACAACCATAGCAGTAAGATTGTCTTTAAGAAAATCATAAAGACCAGCAGTACGAACACCATGATTCATAGAACCGCAGTGATCTTTACCACCACGAATCTCAAGATAGAAAATCTCTTTGTCATTAGTACGAATTACGATTTTAGCACCTTCAGTAACATGAACTTCATAATCGGAGTTGACATATAGATTTACAACATCTTTCATATCATAAACATATGCGTCAGCATCAACTTCTTTCATGATAACCAAACGATTAGCATCATAATTATCACTAAAAACTTTTTCAATAACAATACGAAAGTTATCTTTATTACGCAACCACTTGGCAGCATTATTTGCAGTAGATTTAAACTTAGCAAACAATTCAGTGTCTACCATATCATTATTCTGATACTTGAAGAGTCGATGATCGTAACCAGCAGATTGAAATTTGTATAGAAAACTATCAGATCCATAAATGATTTGACTTCTATTCAGACGAGAAAGAAATAACTGAATGTTAGTAGCAGCACCTTTTACTGAATCACGATAACTCTCTTTAATAACATCAGGTTTTTGAGTTCCTTTAACTACTACACCACCGATGCGCTTTGCATATACATCTTCTTTCTTATGACCACGAACTTTAACCTTAGATGCCACAGCACTGGTGGGAGCATGACGGGATCCTTTGTAACCTTGAACGATTGCCATGTGCTTGCTTGTGTCGATGTAGATATTATAACGCACAGAGAGACCCCTAGGAGACCCTCTGTGACACTTGTTCAATCGTCTGCGTCGTCTTGCACTTCTTCTACTTTCTTAACTACTTTCGGTCCTTTCTGAACCCGATCAGTTTCATAAAAGAATGCCACTCTCTCACGACGTGCATCTATTAGCATATCATATTGTTTTTGTTGATCTTTAGTAAAGGTGAAATTTTGTTGCTTCCAAGTTTGCTTAAGTTCATTCAAATGAGGCAACACATTAACAGTTTCAGTTGGGAAGTTCATATTCAAACAGTGTAGTTGGTGTTAGAGAATTCGTCGAGTTGGATGTTCATCTTTGAGTCATTTTCTTCGAGTTCTGTGATATCGAAGATTTCACCTGGCATGTCTTGAATCTCAGTCCAAAAGTCGTCCATGTCGTTCATTTGTTTGACTCTCTTAATATACACGGGATTGGTGGTCTGTGGGAGATTAGTGGACAGTTATTTGAGTGTCCACTGCCTTCAAGTTTTTCATTACATGTTGTTCCCAAAAGATAGCGTCTTCAATCTTCATGAAACTTGCAGTATGCTTTGCATAGCCTTTTTTCTTTGGTTTGAGATAGTTCACTTTATACATTTTAATTGCGTTTAGTACACCAATAA